TTCGGGGTTAACTCTTACTTTAAGTGTGTTATCCATCTAGCCCTCCCTTATATCGTGTATCTGTTGCATTATAGACTCTAACGCACCTTTAATTTTTATAGCATGTGGTTGTTTAACATTACCTTTGTCTACCCATACCCAACCATCATAATAATTAATATGCCTATCGTGTGGTTGGAACATAACTCTAACTATTTTCATTTTAAAACCTCCCTAGTGGTGTTTTCTTATAGTTGGTTACCATTTGCATGTTTTCGCTGAGTAAAGCCTGTGTGAGTTGAAATTGTTCTATCATTTGCATATACCAGTATATAGTGCAATCCGTGTCAGTTTCATCAATAGCATAAGTTAATGTTACAGATTCTTTACCCATGTTGTCACCGTTAATATCAAGCAAAACATCTGAAATTATTTTTCTTTCTAAACTAGTTAAATCGTTCCAAGTTCTTTTTACTTCATCTCTGTATACTAAGTTGTTGTAATCCATGTTAATCTCCTTTAGGTTAGAAGGGGCATAAGCCCCAAGTTATTATACTAATACATATCCGTTTTTAGCCATGTATCGTTGAGCACCTTTAAGTGTTCCGTAATTCTTGCTAGAACCCACTGTAACTGCTACCCATGTACCTGTGTTATCTCTAGAGTTAGTATTAAAGATCCCTCCTTTGTCGCAAGTTCCTTTTAAATAAGTAAAGTTTGATTTCATGTTGACCTCCAAGTCGTTTGTGTTGTTTAACTAATACCATTGTAACACATCTGTGACACAAGTCAAGGGGTTAATTGAAATATTTTTAAAAAAGTTTTAAATAGTGTATAATAAGAGGTAAGGAGGTGATGATATGGCAGGAAGACCAACTAAATATAAAGAAGAGTTTAATGAACAAGTAGTTAAGCTTTGCAAATTAGGTGCTACAGACAAGGAAATAGCTGATTTCTTTGATATTGCTGAATCTACTTTAAACAATTGGAAGATAAAAGAACCAGAATTTATGGAGTCCATTAAAAGAGGAAAGATAGAAGCAGACATGAATGTAGTAGGTTCTTTGTATAAAAGGGCAATGGGTTATGATTACGAAGAAGTTAAAACCTCATTCACCGATACTGTAACAACTAAGAAGCAGGTAGCGCCTGATACAACGGCTATAATGGCGTGGTTAAACAATAGAAGACCTGATCAATTCAGAAGTAAACAATATGTAGAATCTGTTAATAGTAACCATAATATCAACGAAGATGTAACAGAATTAACACCAGAAGAGAGAGAATCTAAGATTCAGTACTATTTAGACAAAAAGAAGAATGGCTAGATTTCAACGTTTAGTTAACTTCTTACGTAGGCGGGAGACTAATATGGATATACAATACAAAGTATTAAATCATTTGTATGATAATGTAGAGTGTTTTGATGAAATAAAAGGGCAAAGTTGTCCGTTTGCTGATGAATGCGACAAAAACGATCATCATTGCATAATAAAAAGAATTATTATTCATATATACAACACACACATCAAGATATTTACACTCACACCAAACACGGCGAGTATATATGTAATACTATTGATGATGCAATTAATAAGCGTATAGCCATGTTTAAAGGTGATATACCCAAGGAAACGCAATACTTGATGTATACCGTACCGGCTCAACATGGTAAATCAATGCATATAACCGAGACATTACCATCATACTTCTTTGGTAAGTTTCCGCAGCATGGTTGTATTGAAATAAGTTATAACGAAGATTTTGCCACTAAGTTCGGTAAACGTAATAAAGAAAAGATTAACCTCTATGGTGAAAAACTATTTAACATATCAATACCAAATGATAACAGGTCTGCTTCAGAATACGGAATACAATATAAAGGTAAACGTACAAGGGGCGGTATGATTTCAAGAGGTATTATGTCGGGTATCACAGGTTCAAGCCTTGGTGATCTTATTATTATGGATGATGTTGTTAAGAATAGACAAGAAGCTAATTCACCAACAACACGTAAAGCACATTGGAATGAATGGACAGATTCAATAAGTAAAAGAGTGCATCCAGGAGCTATTGTTATATTAATTATGACTAGATGGCATGAGGATGATTTAGCAGGTAGACTGTTAAACGCAGAATATGGTGAGATATTACCGTGGGAAGTGCATAACCTACCAATGGAATGTGACGAGTATCATATAAACAATGAAGGTAATCCACTTAAACGAGAACTTGGCGAACCTCTATGGCCCGAAATGTATGGGTTAGATGAGATAGTCAAAAGGAAACAATATCCTCAGACGTTTACAGCAATGGATCAAGGTAGACCAACTTCAGCAGATGGCAACATGTTCAAACGTGATGCTTGGCAGTATTATGATAAGACGGATGCATTCGTTAACTCGTTACCTGTATTAGCCTTGTCAGTAGATGCAACGTTCACTGATGGCTCAGGTACAGATAAAGTTTCTATACAAGTGTGGGGTAAGCTAGGGGCTAACTGCTATAAGGTTGATAACCTAACAACTAGGCTTAACTTTACAGCTACTAAACAAGCTATTAAGAACATGTTGCAGAAATATCCAAGAATAGGGGTCAAGTATATCGAAGCTAAAGCTAATGGTCATGCTATCTACCTAGGGGCGATAATTGTCAATGGGTACACGAATACGTAGAAGAGATGGCTAGTTTTCCTAATGGTGCACATGATGACCAAGTGGATGCAACTACACAAGTGCTTAATAAATTGATATTCTTTTATGAATAAATTGATATTCTTTTATGCAGAACTTGAAAAGCTTTCTATTTTACCAAGTCACAATAATTTTTTAGAGAAACCTAAAGACAATCCATACACAGCGAGTTACAGTAATGATTATATAAAACAATTCTAAGGGAGGTAACATGGAACTACTATACGCACTACTAGGCTTATTCTGTGGATATATTATATATTCTAAAGGGATAAAGGATGGTAAGGACTTTGCACAAGGTAAACCTGTAGCAATACTACCACAACCAATCAAGGCTATTAAACAGGCTAAAGAAAATAAAGTAGTTAAAGAAAAAGAAGAAGAGTTCCAAGAATACCAAGATAGGTTATCTAAATATGACGGATTTCTAGATTCTGAAAAGGAGAAATAAAATGGCATATATAACTAGAACACAAGAACCTCAAGAACTAATAGTATGGACAAATATGGGAAGAAGTTTAATTTTTGAGAATGTAGTTAATTTACAATTCCATACACAAGGATTTGAGTTTGATTATTATGGAGTATCAACAAACAAATTTAGACACGCGAATTTTAACAACACATCAGTTAGTGGCTATGCGTTAACAGGAATAACAGAAACAGCTAGTTGTAAGTAGGAGGTCTTTATGAAACTAAATGAAAAAATATTAGATTTTTTATATGATAATATAGAATGTTTTGAAATTACAGAAGGGAGAATGTGCCCTTTTATTGACGAGTGTGAAGAAAATGATAACCACTGTATAATCAAAAGAGAATTAGAATTAATGTCACAGAAGTTTGGTTGTGCACATAGCGAATTGAAGGAGGTGTAAGGTGGCTAGAAAAGATAAAAACAAACAGATAACAACCCAAGCATGGAAAGAGTACGAGACAGGTAAGAACTATAATATCAGACTTAACTTGTATTCAATCAATGATAGAAATGAAAGATATTATGCTGACGATCAATGGGCAGGTTTTAATTCAGGTGGTAATCCTACTCCTGTATTCAACATTTACAAGAGAGTAATTAACTATTACATTGCTTCAATACTTAAACAACCTGTTAAACTTACTTTTGTTCCTATGTTATCAAACGAGGAATTAAAAGAAGGTGACGATAACTTTGAAGAACAAACAAGCATGAATGAAGCAGCGGAACTCATTACATCTTATATGGAATCATTAAGAGAACGATGGAAGTTAGATACACTTAACAGACAATTATTACTTGATGCAGCTAATACAGGTGATATGAGTGTATATATGTATTGGAATCCTGATGTAGAGACGGGTCAAGACTCAACTGGTGATATTGACTTGGAATCTAAAGACGGCGTTGATGTTTACTTTGGTAACCCAAATCAGATAGACAAAGAGAAGCAACCTTATATATTAATAACGTTTAGAGAATTAGTATCAATATTAAGAGCAGAGGCAAAAGCTTCAGGAGTTTCAGAAGAAGATATTAAAAAGATAGTATCAGACGAAGATAACGAGTATACAGCAGGAGATAGAGGTAAGATTGAACTAGACAACCAAGGCTCTATCGGTGGTGATACAGGCAAAGCTACAGCGGTATTGAAGTTGTTTAGAAATAAAGAAGATGGTATTATACACGCTCAGAAATCAACTAGACAAGTAGTGGTAAGACCTGAATGGAGTACAAAGCTCAAGAAGTACCCTACGCCTTGGAATAATTGGGATAAGAGAAAGAATTCATATCACGGCCAAGCGGTAGGAACAGGAATCATACCAAATCAGAACTTTATTAATCAACAATTTGCATTAGTAATGATATTCATGAGAGATATGGCATTCCCTAAAGTAATCTATGAACAATCTATGATAGGCGCATGGTCTAACAAGGTCGGTGGTGCGTTTGGAGTTAATACAGGCGGTCAAGTTCCGTTAAGCCAAGTGGCTCAATATATGACACCTGCACAAATGAACACACAAATTATGCAAGTTATAGACTCAACTATTACTTATACTAAAGAAATGCTAGGTGCTAACGATGCAGCATTAGGTGATGTTAACCCCGATAACGCTAAGGCTTTAGCAATAGTAACAGAGCAAGCAGGTGTACCTTTAGCTAATATTAAAGCTAATTTATATCAATTACACGAAGATATAGGGT